CATGGCGAACCGGGTATTGCCTGCTAAATCGCGCCACGTGTGAATTGTTTTCGGAACGCCGTCAACTTTAGAAGAAAAAAACTTGGTCCAGCCGCCGATTTTCTGAAAAAGCGCGGACTTGAAACGCCCAAGCTGCGTCTTCGAGTAACCGGCCGTGTTCATGGTCTCGGTTATCTCGACATTCAAGCCCGGTATTAGCTTCGTAATGGCCCAAGGCATTTTTATACTCTATCAGTTCGCGGCGTTTACACTGGCTCGCATGGCCCAAGTCCCCGCCGCATAGCGCTTCCGCGCCTCTTCAGAAATCACAGCCGATAGCAGCGACGCATACACCCCCTGCCACGACACAGCCAACTTAGGATCGTCCGCCTGGGCGCCGTAGTTCTTCATCCAGCCCGCGACGGCGGACATCGCCGCCGCCAAAAACAGGTCCGGCAGATACAACGAAATGAAAGTCTGCGTGTTGCTCGCGCTAAGGGGCGAAGGGCGGACGGTGCCGACGACTTCGAAACCTGTCACGTTCGACGTAGCCCCCGCGCTAGGGGCGAAAATAAGCGTCTGATCATTGTCGCGGGCGTAGTACACCGGGACACCGGTTGGCGTCAAAGCCGCCTCACCGGGATACAACTGGTCTATGAACTCACGGCTGACCGGCGTCAAAGAGGTCGAACGAGCGCCGCTGACAAAGAGATTGACGCCCTCGATCACCACGAACCGGCCGTAAGTCTGCGGCAACGCGGCGGACCTCACACCCGCCGACACCACGCCAGCGGGATCTCGGAAGACAACGCCGAGCAAGTCAACGTCGCGCAGGATCTGTAACTCCGCGTTCTGAATGAACGTCGGAAGCATGGCGACGAAATCGGCATTCGTCTCCGTTATTGCAGCTTCCTGCGCAAGCGCCGTGACGAAGGTGGCGTACGTGTATGACATGTCAAAGTCACCCTGTCTGGGTGCACCGCAACGCCGCCCCACGGCGACAACGTGAACCCGTCGAAATGCCGAAACCACTGCACATCGGCAGGCAAGCCGTCCGGGCAGCTTGCCTGTTTCTCCGCGACAGCGGCTGCTTTCACGCAAAAATGCGCTTCTATTTCATGCATTACCATAAGCTGGACCTCATGTAATGGTGAACGACAACGAGCCTGAAGGGATCTTCAAGCCGTCGCCGATGGCGACAGATTTCGACGTTACCGACGCCGACGCGTAGAGCGTTCCACCCGTTATAGCAGAGTACACGGCGAGATAGTTGACCGTCACGGCCCCGGCGGCGTTCGTTGTAAAAACGATATCGGCGTTACTGGTCGCGGTCGCGGTCGCCGTGCTCGGAACCCCGGCCGTCATATTGATCCGGTTCGACGAACCAGTCAGCGTCGAAATGTTTTCAGAGCCCGCGCCCTGCGGGTCGCCGTTATACGTCGTGATATAACGCGTAGCCACGGCTCCAGGGGTAGTGTTTCCCGTAAGCCAATTGAGCATCGTGGCGGATACTGTTGCGGTGAACGCAGCCATTTTCTACACTTTCTCTTTATGCTGAGTACGTTATAACTATTAATCCTTGCGCGCCCGAGCCGTTAAAGCCTATATATGCTGCATCGCTATACACCGGGTCACCGCCAGAGCCGCCACCGCCGCCGTACAAGCCACCATCCCCGCCATTCCCCGCAGTCGCGCCTACTTCGAACGCCTCATTGCCACCGCCACCGCCGCCACCGCCCCCAGAGCCGTGCGAGGCGTCGAAAGCCGTGTCAGAGCCCCCGTCGCCCCCATTCCCAGCCGTATACGGGTCAGAAGAATGGACACCGCCGCCACCGCCGCCGCCACCACCAACGGTCCCTGCGCCACCGTTACCGCCATTTGCATCAACGCCCGCAGCGCCCGCGCTTCCCGCCCCGGCCCCAGACGTGCCGTTACCGCCATCGGCGCCCGCCGCCGTACTACTTGAGCTGTTCGCCCCGACACTGGAAGATCCGCCATTGGAACCCCCGCCGCCTCCCCCGCCGCTACCATTATCAGCACCCGAGTTGCCACCGGCCCGGCCTATGCCCGTAGGCCCGCCAGCGCCACCGCCCCCCGCGCCGCCGCCGCCGTTGTCGTCGCCGCAATTACCACCTTTGCCTCCTGAGTACTTTACATCGCCAACACCAGATGAAGACGAGCCGCCGTTGCCCCCAGTGACACCAGTCGTCCTTACGCCACCTTTGGCCAGACAGCCATCAGACGTGCTTGTGGGAGCCGAATTAGTGTTGTATCGCGCCCACGTATCGCCACCGTTCGTCTGAGCGCCGCCACCCGCGCCAACGTTCAAATACAACGTGTTGCCCGCCGAAACTGTAATAGCGTTCGTGGCGCTATAGGCCCCACCACCGCCACCGCCACCGCCTGCACTGGTGCCCGTCGCATCGGTGCCGCCACCGGCCCCACCCCCAATGCACTCAACTTTGAGCTCAGTTACGCCTGTCGGGATTCCCCACGTACCGGCGCCAACAGTAGTTATGAACTCAACTGTTGCCGCGCCCGTGATTTGCACCGCCGCAGACATAGCAGCGGCCACAGAGAAACTTGCGGCGGCTACAAAATTTTGCTGCAAACTAATAGTGAATGACGCGGAAACACTAAAAGTTGCGTCATAAATAGCGCCAGAAGACACAACTACATCGGCAGACATCGCCGCAGAAACTGAGAACGCTGGAGACACGACGGCCGATAGAATCGGTGTCGCGGTCAACGCGCCTTGAACTGAAAATGCGGCTGTAGGCTGGAACATAGCGGACGGGGCCGCCGACATAGCGCCTGCAACTGCGAAAGCAGGGGCTATGTGCTGCTCATAGAACAACGTCGCGGAAAAACCGGAAGATGCAGAGAACGCCGCAACAGACAGACGCTCAACATACGTAACCGCTGACATGCCGCCTGCAACCGCGAAAGCAGGAACCATATTAAAAAAGCCCTGCGTCGCCGCCACCATCCCCCCCGTCGCGGAAAACGCAACCGGAATTAGCTTCCCGGACTCCAAAGTCGCCGTCATGCCCGCCGTTGCGCTGAAAGCGGGCGCTAGGCCGTAACTAAGCCGCAATGTCGCCGCCATGCTGGCTTGCGCCGTGAACAGATGCGCGACGCCAACATGCGGGCGGAGCGTCCACATCGTGTACTCGTCGAGGGCGTACGGCTCCGGAGACGGGAAAGGCACGTTCTCGGGATCGACTGGGAATGACACCGTGCGCATGAAAGCGTGCGGGAGGTCGTAGCACGTCGGGCAAACGAGCAAGAGAGACTGGGCGGAGCCGCCGGGGTTCGGCCGGGCCTGGGGCCGCAAGTCAGCGTGATCGAACACCATGCCGCACCGGCCGCATATGGCGCGCATTTCCGGCTTGAGCGGGTTGTTGCTGGCGCGCGAGAAGAACCGCCGGGTCATTCTTCGTCCACCGTGTACGGCTCCGTGCGCGGCTGATTGACGGCCGGGGGGTCTGCAGGTATGAGCACCTGACGAAGGAAAATGGACGGCTTGTCCATGCAATCGCTGCAGACTTGCAATCGCGTATTCAAGAGTTTAGCGCCGCGCCACTGGTGCTGCCAATCCAGAGCATAAGCATTGTACAGGCTACCGCAACGAGAACATATCGCAAAGGCCCTCGGGTCCTCGGGGTCTACCCGCGCTTTTCCAATAGGTCTGTACGCCAAGATTCAACCCCATCTGCGTAAGAAAACGTTAGCCCGGAACGTGTTTTTCCGCCATTGGCACAAATGAAGTTAATACGAGACGGATGGACACCGGTAGCCCGCGAGGCCTCCCGCCCGCTACAGAATACATCTCCGGTGTTGATAAGCAACACAGGTCTTTTCAGAGTGTCAACGCCGCGCTTAAGCCGCTCTTTGTTATTAGCTCGGCGCGATTCAAGCGCTAATGCTATAGTAGCTATCTTGGCCGCGTCTATAGAATCATCATAATAAGCGAAAGAGTACCCCCCTGTTTGTGTCTGGCGTCCAGACAAAACTTCACTTATTGATTTGCAACGGATGCCGTAATGCTCAGCAGCATACTTAACCCCCTTGAATAGTTTGCCGTCGTTAAGACAAATAACTTCGCGGCAATTAGTATCCCTGTCTATAGCTGCGTAGCACTGAGGACTCGGCCGTTTGCCTCTATTTTGTAAAGACATGCGGAGCTTGCGTTCGTCGGTCCACGACGCGTTTATTCTTTCTATAGTGCGGGCTCGTCTTTCAAAGGTCCACGCTACACCAGAACAGCCTTGGCCACCGTCTGCGGTATTGTAGCTAGGTTTTAAATTACGTATGCTATCTTTTTCTCCTAAAAGAGCAGCATCATACGTCAGGTAAACGCCAATAGTTTCGAAAAAGAACTTGTTTCGCCCGTACTTACGAATAGCCCTATGAAAAAGAAGTACACTCCCGTTCTTAGCCGCCGAATAATGCTCTAACTCTCTTTGCCGAAGCGATTTCTTGGTTACGCCTATATAAAATTTACCGTTAACTGTGTTAGTAGCTTTGTACACAATCGGCATGGTGCCTCCATTTCTCTATCTGGAGGCAGCGTCTAGCATATACATTAAAGCCGGGCTACAAAAAAACATCGGGAGCATGCGGAAATACCCCTGAAGACCGGGCGTTACATATATATTAACGTCTTCCTGATCTGTCGCACTAGCGAGCAAAAGGCGCTTTTCATATAGGGCGTCCAGCTGCTGTGGCAGGTTAGGACGCTTCGAATCTGGGTATATGAGAGATAAACGAGCAGCAAGCCCAATGTGAAACGCGTCTAAAAACCTGTAAGGAGCGTCTAACGTCTGCCCATTCACCGGAACTACATCTTGCATCTGTCGAAATGTTACAAGATTCAACGTGTACGTATGCGCAGAGTCCGGGGTGAAATATAGCTTTATCGTTGGTATCGGCGTTTGCAGGTTCACCCAATACGAATTCGGGAAGCCCTGCTGAGCTTTATTAGGTATCGCCGCATATTCCGCAGCGCTCATAGCCGAAATAACGCGGTCTGTCGTGTCTGATCCGACAGTTATACTTATGTACGCCGTCGCAATAGCTATAGTCCTGCTTGTCAGATTATAGCTGTTAAGGCCGGTCGCCAGCGCGATTGTCTGCGTTTCAAGCGCCCACTGGTTCGGATTCCTGTTCGAGAAATCCACCATAATCATGTTCGCCTGAAATGACGCGTCCACGATATGTTGCTGCGAAATGTCCGTACGGCGAACACCGCAAATCCCGAGCGCCGCCGCGAAGACTTCAGCGGCGGTCGGGTTGAACGCGTATGTGCCTGACGTTGTCAATGTCGCGCCCTTATTCGTCAGTCTCCAGCCAAACCAGCGAGGCCGCCAGATCCTGTCCCGGCGCAATCGGCGCGCCCGTCAAGCCGATGTAGGTGCCCGGCGGCACAATCAGTTCGCCGTTGAAATAGTGCACCGCCGACACGATGCCCGTACCTGGAGTCGCGCTGTCCTGCGAAAACCCAAGCTCGAAACCAAACGTGGTCGCAATCGTGGTCGCGTCCAGGGTGAACCGGCCCCGGTTCGACGGCGGCTGACCGATCATGCCCGAAACAGGCGCCGTCTCCGTGAACGCGGAAATAGCCGCGCCAGTCGCAATATTGGAGCCCGTATTGATAAGGTACGATAGCCCAACACTTGTAATCGCGGGGGTCGTCGCGTCAGTCTGACCGAGCGATAACTTGACAAGCACAAGATTACGACCGGAGCCCTTCGGGTTCCACAGCCCGAATTTCTGCGCCGTGGCGTTGTAAATAGGGACCGTTACACCAGCATATGTAGTTGACCCGACAAAAACGCGACCGGCGAGCGTCATGGCCGGGAGGTAGCCGGGTTGCCATAGATTAGACATATTCTAAACTCCGATGCCTTGGATGAAGCTCGCGCGGATTTCGCCAGTCATGCCAGCGATGTTTAAACGTATTCCCGTCACGGGAGTATCAAATCTGAAACGTTTCGTCCCGTCCTGCCCGGCCGGGGCTTCGTCTGCGTATGACCACCGCAGATCAGCAGGATTGCTAACGACAAGGTCGTCAGTCGTGAACTCAATTCCATACGCAACGTCACCGCTGACAACGTCAACGAAGACAGAAATTTCAAACGGAATCTTCAAATAATCGGCCGCTACGGGCGCTTGCCCCCCAAGGACGACCGAGCCTGCTTTGTATGTCTGCCTGACGATCATGCTCGATCTCCCAATAGCGAAATGGCGCCGCCCGTCCAGCTAGGCGGCGCCACTCGCCAAGGCTGCTATTCGCATAACGACCCCGGCGAAACCGCTTGCCTGGAGCGCGTTTAAACAGTCTTGCCGGCCGAACCGGTCCGGCTGCAGGCGACTAATTCACAGTCGCGCCGCGTCCACTTGCCGGGCTTAGCACTCGCCGCCGCTTCGCCGAAGACCCCTCGCACTGCTATAGGGACTCCCAGAAAAGCCGCTGGACAGGGCCGAACACGCCCCGCCCTGCTTCCGATCCGCTCTTGGCGCGACTTTCTTCCCGCCGATCTTGCCGATGGAGCCTTTCTTGGCCTCGGCAATCACGTCTTTGTTGCCCCCGGTCATTTCCGGGGTGACGGAGCCGCCCTTCTTGTAGACGCCCGTCTTCTTGGCTACGGCCGCCAAATCGGCCTTGGTTCTGCCCTTCACGGCCGAATCTCCTTACGGAAGGATCTGTGCGGGCGCGTCAACCACTAAGGAAACTATCTCCCAAGCAGAAGAATTATTTACAGCGGAAAACTCCACAGAAGCAATGTGCTCATTATCGTCAATGACGACAACAGAGCTGCTTCCAACGCCTATTACTCTGTATTCGGCATCATGAGTCCACTGTGAATCCGTCGCACCCGCGCGCTTAATCCTAAAGTCCATTACAACTGCTCTTTACGTTATGGCTGCAGTTACAGCGAACCCGCCAGTATTCCCGGAGGTCGCCGGGCTATTGGCAATCAGAACATTCGTTTCAGCCGCCGCCGTCCAATAGCCTGCGCCATAAGCCGTGCAACGGTCGAAAATGATGTACCCATTCTGACTGTCGTGATTGGAGCACACCGCTGCCGCAGTCGCCGAACTGGTCAAGCCCATGACATTGATGAAGCTGCACTCTTCAAACGTCAGGGTGCGGTTGATCGAATTCGCGGAAGCCGCATTGACGAACCACGGGCTGGTGGCCGTCGCGTACATCGGGAACTTGCACCGCCGGAACGTATTCCGGGCCGTCTCGCCAGCGATGAGCAACGACGCGTTCGCAGCGTCGCGGGCGGTCGTGTCGAGGCCGATAACACAGTCCTCGAACAGATGCTCGCCGCCGCCATTGAGATACAAGCTATAGCTCGCGGCGTCATTGGCGCCTGCACTGGAGCCCGTAGCGCCCATACCGGCGAAGTGGACGCGACCGTACCAGTTACGCTCGCCCGTGTCCGTCCACAGCTGGTCCGCAGCGCCTGAAGCCGCGATCCCCTGGTAAATGGAGAAATTGGCGAAGATGCAACCCGACGCGGTCACAGTGACCAACGGGTTGAGCGCGGTGGTCTGCGTGGTCAGATGCGAGATCCTGGCGCGCGAGCTATACAGCGTCGGCGCAGTGAGCCCGATCAGATGCGTCGCGTTCTTGCCCCAGGTCAACGCCGCCGAAAGGCGCTGCGTCGCCGTCGCGGACCCATCGCCAACGATGAACACCACATCGTTCCGCCCAGCCGTGCACTTGCTATACGCGAACGCCAGCGTCTTGAATGGAAACTCCGCCGAACCGTCCTGGCCATCCGAGCCGCGCACGTAGTCAACGAAGAAGTAGTTGCCGGTGAAAGGGGGCAACGCGCCCCCAAACAACGGGATTCCGAAAGACGTGAGTCCGTTCGGGAAGTTCGTGTAAACCATGCCGCACCTCCCTTACGAAGTCGGAAGACTTCCATAAATGCACCGAGGATCGTTGTAGAAGAACCCGGCGCGCTGATACCCTTTGACCAATAGGTTGTCGGTCATAAAGTCAACGTGCATGTCGAGCTCGAACGACACACGGTCAATATGGACAAGTCCTTCCACGTCCGTTTTGATGAACCAAGAAAAGTTTGACGTGAAGTAGTCGAACACTTCAAAATCGTGCAGGCCGCCCGACATAGTGTGGATGGCGTTCACGTCGTTGTTCGCCGTGCCGGGGCGCAGGTCCGTCTTGATCAGACGAATCGCCACGTCTTCAAGCGCAATCGGCACGCACAGCAACCGACCACGGGCCCGAATCTTCAAGCCTGCCTCGTTGACGAAACCCGAGCGAATCTGCTTCAGGCCTGCGATCAACGTAGTCTCGTTGAGATCCACGTCAGTAGACGGGCGGTTCGCCCAGGTTGACCCGACAAACGGCGACACCTCAGTAAGCGGGTGCGACGCGCTGCAGAGCGACACGCCGTCGCCACCAATCGCTGCGTCGTACGTGCCAGCGGTGTTAAAGATGTTCGCAGCCCGAATTTCCCAATAGTCAGCGAACGACTTGGCCAAGCCAAGATTCATCGGGTTAAAGTCGGACTTATAGAGGTTGTCGTCGATGGCTTTACGAGTAATCGCATAGCCAAGGCCCGCTTCTACCGGCTCCATGTTATAAATCCAACGCTGACCTGCGTTGTTATCAAACAGAGTCGGCGCGCCCTCGTCTTTAAGAGCGGCGAGCGTCATATAGCGAGCCTGGACAGTGCGTTCAAGCTGCATTTTAGACTGAATAGTACGGAAAACGCGCTTCCACTGGGGCTCAATATTCTTGTACTGACCCGTTACAGAAGCAAGACCCGGCAAAAGAAGGTCACGCTCCGCAGCCAAATTAATAGCCATAACTCGCGCCCTCCCTTAAATGCCAGTAATCTGCGCAGTGTTCGCGGACACTACGACAAGATTATATGCTGCGCTGTCGTCTACACCGTACGTGCCAGCTGGCGCGTAATCGGACCAAAGTCCTTCGATGTGCAACGGAAGAGTAGCTGTTACAGCGGCGTTACTAAGAGCGCCGCCCGAAACACCTACAGAGCCCTTAACAGAGCCCGTGCCAACAGTAATATCAGCGTTCAAACCGACATCGGCAAACGCTGTTGGCGTCGAGGCCGAATAAGTCTGGATGACAAACAGGGGGCTCGGGAAGGTGAACGGGATGTAATAGCAAGTCGCGTCGGCCGCGGCGTCGTTGCCCGGCCAGAACGAATTCTGTGTGGTGCGACCGAGCGCGGTCGATACGTACTTCGCCGCCCAGAAAACCCCGACAGCGTAGCTTACAGGCTGCGCGTTAATCCACTGGGCGACATAGCCCGTGTTCACGCGAATCAAGAGGTCGCCGCGATAAATCGCGGTCGTGTTGCCATGGGCGATTTTCGCCGTAGCAAGTTGGAAGGTTGGCTGCGCCGCGCCGTGGATACCCAGCGGGCGAAGGCCGAACGGTGCGTTCGTGTTCGCCATTTCATACCATGTTGGGTTGCTCTGGCAGCTTTCAACGCAACCCGGCGCGGGGGCGGAACGGCTAGCCTGAGTAGTGCGCCCTCAACGCCGAAGCGGAACAGCGCGTTTAAACAATTCCTGTCCGGCGCCAGCGCGGCGGGACAGCGGGACTTCGAATATTACAGGGCCCCCGAGGAACTCAAGGGCCCTCCAGCTGCATAATGTCACAAATCCGTATCGGCTGCAATCTGCAGCTCGGGCCGCCATGCGGCTTCCGTAGGCTCGATAGTCCTGCGAAGCAACGTATGCTTCTCCGCTTCGGCAGTGTGCGGGTCGAAATACTGGGGGTTTTTCGAGTTAACACCCCAATTGTTCTGACGCATCATTAACTGGTCACGCGCGCCCCGCTCGTCTTCCCGGCGCGCCTGTAACGTAAGGCCAAGAGGCCGCTCCATTAATATCATACCTTCATGGCGCACTGCCTCATCGGGTTCACCTGGGTAACGACCAGGCAAACGGCTGTTGAGCACTGGGCGCCAATGGCCGTTTGACATCAACTTTGACAAATAGGTCGTCTGTTGCTGATTATAAACGAATTCTGACTTCCATTCTAGGCTATAGCCCTCAGCCCGGACTTCTTCAAGAAACTCGGCTGGGAGCTCAAACGGGTCCATGGACTCGAATGAGCGCCTGACCAGGATATTCCCGTCTCTGTCAGCCACGCCTTCGAAGTCGGCGCTACGATCCCTGCCGCGTGTCTCTTCGCGGGTTTTCGCCCGCGCCTCCGGACGCGCCGCCTGCGCGGCGATCTGCCGTTGCATGGCCATAAGGGCTTCGCTCTGCTTCGCCTGCGCGGCCGCAAGCGACTCCATAGCCTTAGCCAGCTTATCTATCGATTCTGACGCAGCCGGAAGCTCATCGGCGTCTTCAAACGGAACAAAAGCCACTTCGGACTCCAATTCTTCCACCACGGGCTTCTTACTACGCTGCTCCTGCGGCTTTTTCCACGGTCCTTTAGACACCCGGCCCCCCACGATACTTATCCTTGCTCCAGAGTAACCCGGATTTCTTGGAATTTATCTCCAAGATGCCACGGGCGTAAAGAGCCAAAGCCTCAGCTTCTGGCTTATCCGAGTACAGCGCAATAGCTGTCTCGCGCTGTTCCTTGGTCAGTGCGACACGATTCGTCTTCGGAGTCGGCGAACCGAAAGTATTCCGCGCTGGCGGCGCAGCCGGAACGGCGGCTGAATGCGCTCTTGGCGGCGGGGGCGGCGCTACGGTCTTACTCACTTTGTACCCCATCTGCTCATCTAAAACGGCGAAATATTCATCAGTGTCGGGCGTCAACCCCTTGATGACCGTGGCGTAATTATGCGCCACTTCAGCCATTTTCGCCCGCTTCGGGTCTTTGAATATATCGTCTTTGTGTTCACGAAGCCACACTTGCGACCGTGCTGTGAACGCTGCGATCTTGTCTTCAACTGGATCGTCGGGCTCGTACTGTTTAACCTGCGGTTGGGAGCCTTCAAGCTGTACTTTGCGCGACTTGATCTGCGCAGCGGCGGCTGCACTCTCAGAAATGATCTTTTGCGCCTTGGCGAAGGTGTCCCAATCCTGACCCGCCGCCGCCTCTTTCATGGCGTACTCGGCTTGAGCTATGTCACGCTCGGTCACGGCCAACGCGCTATCCAAGGCGGCGGCGGCCGCATCCCTGGAGTATTTTTCATGCTCTACAGCGGTCTGCGAGTACTGGCGCGCTTTTTGGACCGCCGCTTCCTTCTCCGCCCGCACCCGCGCCAGCTCAGCGTCTCGCTCAGTCTCCCGCGCCTCGTACTGCCGCCGCATCACCTCGTACGGGTCCGCGTCGCCTGCGTCGCCGGGGGGTGTAACGCCACCCGCGTCAACGTCAACAACCGTCGCGGCGCCCGGAGGCGGGTCCGCGAACCCGGACACAGTGTCAGCGGTTATTGCGCCCTCCGCGCCTTCCTCCACAACAATGACATCGGGCGCATCGTCCACGGCGACGCGCGAATCCAGCCCGTCGCCCATCTGTTCCGCAGCCGTTTTCCTTCGTCTGGACATCACACCCCC